ATGATCACCGTTGCCATTGCTAAATGTACAATAGTTCCATACTCTTGCTACTACGGGTAAGTGGGTCATACCTAATTTAGGTAATAAGTATATTCTGTGGTTGCCTGTGTCTAGTCTTACTTGTCTACTGTAAACTCCTACACCTAGTATTATAGGATCTTGTATGCCATTTTGCATTATATCTTCTATAAGTTCCAAATCATTGTTTGGACTAGGTGTAGGATTTTTCCATTGGTCTAAAAGTTGTACAGGCATTTGCTGTATTAGACCTTCGTACATTAGTAAGTGTCTACAATAGCATCCGCAATTCCGTGCTTGACGGCTTCTTCGGCAGTTAGCCAAACATCTTCTGCTGGTAGTAATATTTCACGGATCTTCTTTTCAGATAATCCAGTACATTTTTTATAATGTTCTAGCATACGAGCTGATGATAATTCAAACTCTTTAACACGAGCAAATAGTTCGTGTTCTTTACCGCCTGAACCCCATGAATATTGGTGTGACAAAATACTTGTGTTGTTTGTTAACACACGCTTGCCTTTAGTACCTGCCATAAATGTAAGTACACCACATGATGCAATCATTCCTAAGCCTACAGTTTTAATAGGCAATGCAGAACCTTTCATTACATCAATAAGACCAAATGCGGCGTGTACGCTACCACCTGGGCTATTAATAATAAGTGTAAGTTCCTTAGGACGCTCACTGTCTGGCAGTAAGTTTTTCTCAATAATCCAGTTTACTACTGGCTTTGTTGATTCATATGTAAAGCCATCAGCGAAATAATAAATACCTGATTCATATAATACTTGTCCTGGTGGTTTTGATGGTCCTGTTGGTTGTGGACTTGCTGCACCTTTTTCTTCTAACGCCTGGCCCATTGCACCAATGGCTTGTTGTAGTTTTTCAATATTCATTATTTTGAATTTCCTTTTAAATTATAATGTGTGTCTAGTCATATCATTTGACGGACGCTTTGGTATCGCTTTAGAATGTACTCTAAAGTTTGTATCGTTTGACGGATCTGTATCAGACACCATTAAACAATCTTTGTTATCCAGTAAATGAACTGTTAAATCTTCATCAACTTTCATTCCTGTACTCCAGCGACCATGTGCGACTAACACATAAGCACCTTCATTTATCCATTCAATGCCTTCTCCGATACTATACACTTTAAACCAACGAGGTTTAATTGCTTCTTCTGTACCATCTTTCTCAGTGAGAATGATTCCACCAGCAGTTGTTTTTTCTGTGCCGATCTTTTCAACCATTTCTGCTAAGATTTTCTCTCGCATTGCTTTTATTTTTCTAGCCATGTTACCTCCGGGTTAGCTGTCAATGTCTTGCATGCTACCATCACTATATTCGACTTCAAAATATTGTGTTCCATCGTCTCTAGTTCTAGCAGTTCTGCCAACTTCTGTTACTTCTGGTGTAGTTGTTTGTTTTTTAGCAGTCGGCTTAGGTGGTTCAACAACAGTTTTCTTTTCTGTTTTTGTTTCTTCAGCTTTAATGCTTATAGTTTCTTTTTCACTTGGTGCATTCTTTTTATAGAATTCTTTCTGTATCTTTTCTCTTGGAATTTCTACATTTCCTCTATTATCAATAATGTCACCGCGAGCATTCATATTTAAATTACTGACTGCTCGAGTCTTTTCGTTTTTTGCTGCTAAGGCACTCATATCCATGATGCGGCCTCTAGCTGTCTTTACTGTTTTCATTTTAAAAACTCCTTGATATCAAGTTCATATTTTATGCTGTCTATATGATGTATACCCAGCAAGTACAAACAGTAGCTAGCTACACTACTGCCTCTTCCTACACCTAACACAATATCATGTTGTTCACATGTGTGTACCAAGTGTAGTAAAAATTTAAGCACAATTATCATACCACGCTTTTCGTATTCGAGAAGTTCGGTATATACTCTATCACGTTGTTGTGCATTTGTGCAACGTTCCATTAACCATTCTTGTATATTTATATCCATATACTTGTCTGGCATATTCCAATTACGTAAACAATCTTCTACATATGTATCAGTTGTGTTTTCCGTCTTAGCGTCAATAAATTTATCTAAGTCAAAAGTTTGACACCATTCGTTATATATATTTATGGGTTTTGTATCGTCCATAATTACAGTATCAAATGTATTACCACTTAACCAGCCATTAACGATATCTTGTTCAGAAACAACGTATTGCTTATTTTTATTCATGTGCATCCTACTATTATATTACTTTTTCTTGTAAAAGTCAAGTATTTCTTCAACTGATTCTACAGGTGGTGGAAGGGGTATTTCGCCTATTTCTAGAACTGAACCGTCTTCTTTTTCACCTTGCTTATATATTGCCGCCTGCGACAATTGTGTTTTGTGATCTCTTATTAAAGTGATAAACAGATTGATTTGATCCAACAAGCCCTCTGCCATTTGAGCTCTACTAGCCGCTAACACCTTTTTAAGCATTTGCTTTTCAAACTCAATAGTTTCTTTGAGATCTAATTCTTCAAGTGGTTTGCCTTCGTATTGAATCATAAATCGCCATCTTGCCTATTTTCACTATAAAATGCATCAAACGATCCACCTGGATAACGCTTTTCTAATTTGTTTACATTTTCTGCAATTACATCGTTGGGATCAATGCCCAATGCAGTACAACTATTCATCCAATACCACATGATATCGCCTAATTCACGCATAGCATGAAACTGTGTTGCTTCGTCCATTGGTTTACCCTGAAATACACACTTCTTTACGATTTCCATAAACTCGCCACCTTCTGCACTAATGCCAATAGCACCAGTCATTAGCAATGACATGTTTACACCCATTTTGCTTTCAGTTGTTTCAATATCAACTATACGATTATACATCTGCATACTTGATAATGATTCACCACTGGTTACTTCTCGTACGAAATCTTTGTATTTGTTTAGATCGATTTGCTTGGTCATTTTATTTCCTTAATTAATTTTTAGTAGCATCAGTTACTTCTGGTAACTTAAATGCGTTTTGGTTTGCTTCTACTTTTTCCATGTCAAAGTTAATGCTCTCTCCACACCCACAACTGCTTGCGGCTGATGGATTAACAACTTCTAACATTGTTCCCATTAGATCTTGTTTCAACTCTAATGTTGTTCCTACTAGGAACATAATACTTGAACTGTCAACTGCCATCTTTTGTCCGTTATCCATAAGTATAACATGATCTGCTTTATTGTCAAGTTCATTTTCTTCTTTTAATTTCCATTCGTAACTAAAACCTGCACAGCCGCCGCCACGCAATCCTAGTACAGGAATTTTGTTATCGTTTGATTCACTAATTCCTTTTAAATGATTTGCTGCTTTTTCGGTTACTTTAATCATTACTTGCTTCCTATATAACCTGCTATGATTCCTATCAATCCAGTTAGTGCCATTTTCATTAGTGTAATAACACTTTCATCTACTGGTCTGTTTTCTTGTAATGCTACATAGTAGTCACCTACAATAATAACACCTAGTAGTGAAAGTACACCTACTACTAACGCCACTATAATTAAGTCTTTTAAATTTTTAATCATTGTTTATCTCCACTGAAGACAAGAGCTCTAGCTCTCCATCGTTCAAGTATTTTAGGTTTACTATAGTAACCCCACCTAATACTAACGCACCAGCCTGTTCACATAAACGTTTACTAGCGTTCATACTACCACCTGTTGCTACTAAGTCGTCTGCTATAAGAACTCTGCTTGTATGACCCAATATACCCTCTTGTAGCGTGAGTGTATCTGTTCCATACTCTAGTTCATAACTTTCTTCTAACAACTTACCTGGGTATTTAGCCCCTTTTTTCCGTATCATAACAAAGGGTATATTTAATTCTTGTGATAATGCCGCTCCTAACACAAAACCTCTGCTTTCGATACCAACAATATGTGTTGGCATAAACTCAATGCTTTCTTTGATTGTTTGTGCTATATCTTCCACTTCGCTTGTCCATAAGTCACTAGCAAACAAACTGTTTATATCATAAAAGTTTACACCCTTAATAGGATAGTCTGGTACTGTTCTTATATAGTCTTTTATATTCATTATTTGTTCTCCCAAATATCTTGTAAGTAATTACTATCGTAATCTACAAGTCTTCCTTGTGTTCCAAGTCGACGCTTAATAAGGTTTATTTCTATTGCTCTTGGTGTATTAATTCCATATCTAATCGCTCCATCGTGATCAATATTAGTCCAATTTAAATCTTCATCTATCATAATGTTTCCCTGATGATAATCATTAAATACTAAATGTCTAAGGTTTGCATATCTACGTTTTATATTATCTCTGTAATAAACTACATAATCTTCTATATTATTAAACTGGTTTATTAGTTCTTTGGAATGGAGTCTATAGTAAGTATCAATTTTCTGTTGTTCTAAATACAAATAATAGTTAGGCTTATATTCGTAATCAGTAATACAATTATCTATTGAATTTATTATTTTAATCGCATCTTGTATACCTTCATCAACTGATGAATAGTTTTTGTTATAGTAGTCTAAGTTTCCTTGTTCAATTATCTTTGGCCCAAGAAATATTTTAAAAAACTTGTTTTCGTTTTGAATTATTGTTTTAGAAAAAGATACAAATCCACGATATCCAGGTTTGATATTCATGCCTTTAAAAATTTGCTGAGCTTGTTCAGTATATAAATTCTTATAATCCATTATATACTCCACTCTTTATTTAATTTATTACCACTTGGACCGTTTCCTGTGGTTATATCTGGCAACACTGGAAGAATACTAAGGCCAAAATCATCTAGCCAATTGAACCATAAATTATGTGCTGCTGGAAAACAATCGCCTTTTATTTCCTTTGATATGTTACTAAATGGGATAGCTACATTTTTTGTTGCAAGTTTTCTTTGCAAAAATGGAAGAGCTCGAAACACAAATATATGATCATTTATAAATGGAATACTACCGTCTGGCTTCAACACAACTTGATTTGTGGATAAGACATCTGCTGTATCATCAGTGAAAAAATATCTATGGTCTTTATTATTACTCCACCAAAGATGTAATATTTTTTTAAATAACTCTATATGTTTATTAGGATCCTTACTATCAGGATCATAGTTATTATGATGTAAAATGTTATTATCCCATCTTAATCTAACTATTAGTTCATATTTCTCCCATCCTGCGCCTACGTCTATTTGTTGGAAGCATCTATGTGCTGACCAGACTTGACCAATACCTCCATATATACGTTGTTTGGCAAATTCAATAAAATTACCATTATCATTTAATATTTCTTGATATTCTTTTTTATCATGCCATTCTGAACGCCAAGGTATAAATTGAGAAAAATGTTGATTACGCTCTCTTAGTGTGGGATTTGTTGTTAGTTCTTCCCAAATAGTAGCTTGATCTTCTTTTTCAAAGTTTTTGAAGTTATTTAGTATATGCTTATTTGGTGTTTCTTGATCTGCCCAGGTATGTCCATATAGGTCATAATCAAACTCACTAAACAAATCAAGTACATTAAAAAAATCTTGTGTATATAAAGGATCACTATTTAAATGTCTAGTTTGACCACTTACACAAATTGCTATTTTTGGTTTATCACTCATATTATGTTTTCCATTTTTTATTTGTTGGCGTAACACCATTACTGGTGGTGTATAAACCGACAGGCAGAATAGGATAAACACTCCAATTCATATGTTTTAGCCAGTATGCCCATAGTGTATGAGATGATGGAAATGCACCACCACTACGATATATTAATCTATTACTTTTATTATTAGCCATTTCAGTAAATATCTTTACTGGATTATGTATTATTAGTTCTCTTACTTTATTTGTATTAATAACAAAAAGAAAATCATCAATAAATGGTAACTCAGGTTCTATATAGCTTTGATTAGTTGCTAACACATCTAATGTATGTCGCTGCATTAACACATTATCGAGCATTCCTGCAAACGATTTAAGAAGTTTTCTAAATTCTGCATGGTCTGTACTTTGAGTATCTATTAGGAGATCCCATCTTAGTCTAACTACAAATAAATATTCTGTACTAAAATCAATTTGTTGAAAGCATTTATGTGCTGACCAAATTTGTCCAAGGTTGCCGTATATACGTTGTTTAGCAAATTCAATAAAATCTCTTTTGCCGTTTAGTGTATCAGTGTATGCATGCTCATTATACCATTCTGAACGCCAGGATATGAATTCAGAAAAATGAATATTTGCATCTTTTACTACTTTATTAGTTGTTAGTTCTTGCCAAATAGTGTCTTGATCTTCTTTTTGAAAATCAGTAAAAAGTTTTAATACTTTATTATTTGGTGTTTCTTGATCTGCCCAGGTATGTCCATATAGGTCATAATCAAACTCACTAAACAAATCAAGTACATCAAAAAAGTCTTGCATAAACTTAGGGCTTTGGTTTAAATGTCTAGTTTGCCCGCTTACGCAAATTGCTATTTTTGGTGTATCACTCATCAGGTGGAAAATCCATTACTCCAGGATCGCTCATATAATATGGATCGCTGAACATTGGATCGTCTTCACTTGTTACACCTTTAATTTCTTCAATAAAATGCATTAGTGTGCTTTCAACACCCATTTTAAGTGTTTCTGTACTACTAGCACATCCACTACAACTTCCACTCATTTGTGTGTGTAGTATTCCAGTTTCTTCGCTGAAGCTTAGAATGTTTATTTGTCCACCGTGCATTGCTACATTAGGTGCAACGTATTCTTCCATAACTTCATCTACTTGTTTAAGTATTTCTTCTTTTGTTCTACTCATATCTGTACCTCGTTTTTTTAATATTCATCATATGAATACTACGTTCAATTTTATCTTCTTTACGTCTAGCAAACTTATAACCAGCGAAAAAAGATAGTGCCATTACTGTACCAATGGCTAGTAAATGCCATACTAAAAATGTCATACTGTTTCTCCGTTGTTTATCACCTCTTCAATACGGTGATATGGATATGCCTTCGGGCGTACCTCTTTAATTTTTTCTAAATATTCCTGTGCGTCTGTTTCAGTATGGAAACGTGCAACAGAAATCTCATCGTGGATTCTTGGTGTATAGATTATTTCGTACATATTATTCATCGCCTTTCCCTGGCTTATAAGATAAATGTTCTCTTTTATCTTTTACTTTTGCCCATTCTTCCGCATCAGGCGGAACATCGCTTGGCCGAGCTACCGTAATATTTGGCCACTCCTCGGACCTATCTGCATTAAACTTGTACCAGAAATCATATTCTTCTCCTTCTAATGCACTGTCTGGAACAATAGCATCTACTGGACATTCTGGCTCGCATACACCACAGTCAATACATTCATCTGGATTAATTACTAAGAAGTTTTCACCTTCATAGAAACAATCTACTGGACACACTTCTACGCAATCCATGTGTTTACATTTAATACATTCGTCTTTAACTAAATATGTCACTCTATACTCCTAAAATTAATTTTGCTTCTTCGCTCATTTTATCCGGCCCAAAAGGTGGATCAAATGTAATCTGGACATCACATGTATCAATGCCTTCAACCATACATACTGCTTCATGTACATCTTCTTTAATTTCATCTGCCATTGGGCAGAATGCACTTGTTAACGTCATTACAATAACAACGTGCGAACTTACTATATTTATTTCATATATTAATCCTAAGTCATAAACGTTTATGCTTATTTCTGGGTCATATACATCTCTTAAATTATCAATAATTGATTGTTTAATTTCTTTAATCATATTAGTAAGACATTTTTTCTTCAACTGCAAACCACTGAAAACTATCAGTACTGTCTACAAAATTGAATAATGTTTTTACTCCAAATCCAACTGCACCCTTTGGTGTTATTGCGTTTCCACTTTTAGACCAGCACATACCTGCAATATCTAAATGTGCCCATGCTGTTTTCTTGTTTACAAATTTGTATAAGAACTCTGCAGCAGTAGTTGAGCCACCATATGGACCGCCAATGTTTTGAAAGTCTGCAATTTCACTGTCAATCATTTTAGCCCAGTTCTTACCCATTGGCATACGATAAAAACCTTCACCGCCTAACTCGCCATTTTCAATAATTGCTTTTTCTAATCCATCACTGTTAGTAAACAGTCCTGCCATTTCGTTACCTAGTGTTGCAACGATGGCTCCTGTTAGTGTAGCAAGATCAATAATAGCACCTGGGTTGTATTCGCTTTGCACATATGTTAAAATGTCACCTAGCACAAGTCTACCTTCTGCATCAGTGTTTAAGTTTTCAACATATTGTCCACTTAATGATCTAACAACATCACCTGGCTTGATTGCTTTACCGTCTGGCATGTTCTCTACTAGTCCTACAATACCAATAACGTTTTTCTTTAGTTTTTTATCAGCAATAGCATGCATGGCTCCTACAACTGATGCACTACCACCCATGTCGTATTTCATATCGCCCATGTTACGTCCTGGCTTTAAACTAATACCGCCTGTGTCAAATGTAACACCTTTGCCTACTAGTGCAATTGGTTGTTCGCCTTCTGGTCCATGCAAGTGTTCCATTATAACCACCGCACTGTTATTCTCACTGCCTTGACCTACGCTTAACAACATGTCCATACCAATGCGTTCTAGTTCACGCTGATAAATTACACGCACTTTAACACCAAGCGGTGTAAGTGTTTCATTAATACGGTCTGCATATTTCTCAGGATATAATGCGTTACCCGGCTCTGTAATTAAATCACGTGCAAAATTAATGCTTGTACTAATACCTGCTGGTTCTATTTGTAGTTTGTTTTCTTTTGGTTTTGTTTTATATTTGTTAAATTCATATGCCGCCAGTGCTGCACCTTCTTTAACATCATTTAATCTAGTAACATCAAATACAATTTCATCTACAGTTGATTTGTATTTCTTTACCATATTTCCGCCCAACTCACGTGCTTCTTGTGAATTTTTTGGTGCGTCTTTGATTACTGTAATATAATCATATTCGTCATGTGCAAACGATAAAGTAATAGACTTTTCAGTCATGTCCTTAGTTGCTTTTTTAATATTGTTGCCTAGTTTGTTTGCCTGCTTACTGCCTGCAAGTACTATAAGTGCCTTAGCCATAGTATCTCCTTATTATTTAATTACTTTGTATATTATAAATGAGATTTGGTGTTTTGTCAATATATATATTTAATAATTGATACCACTTATCGTTTAAAATAAGTGGTATCTAATATTGCTTTTCCCACCGGTTGGGTGCATTTTTCAATGCTAAATTAACTTATACAGTCTCGTTTGAGATTACTGTATTAGTAAGGTCTGCTAATGAGTCATAAGCATTTTCTGATGATGCTCTGTGAGCATTTGCAGTAGCTTCATCGACGTACGTCATTACTACACGTACTCCGTTTCCGCCGTCTAATAGTGTCATTGTTGCTTCAGAAACGAATGTTTCATTAAGTGTTCCACATGGACCATGTGCTGTAACAAACTCTTCTGTTGATGCATATGTAGTACCGTTTGATGATACTAAATCAATAGTTGATCTATAAGCCATTGTATTTCTCCTTAAGGTATATATACTCTGTTATACTCTATTATTTATCCAATAAAGAATTAATAGATAAATACTACTATAATAATTATATAGGAAGAAAAGATGCGTAATTTAGTAATATGCCATCCAAGATGTGGATCGTCTGCATACATAGAACATTTATATACGTTAGAAAATATAAGACCAACTGGATTTAGTGAAATATTAAGTTTGAAAGAAGATAACCATTTCACAAACAATGAGTTTTTAAGAAAAATAAATTTAAAAGAAAATTATAATATACATAATGCACAAGATGTTAAAGAAATAATAAAGTTATGTATTAATAATAATGTTCCTCTAAATTTAAAATTTTTCCCACAGTGGCAATGTCAATGGGACGAAGATATTTTAAGTTATATTATAGATCACTATGAATTTAATGTTACGTTACTGTATAGAGAGTCATTAGTAGAAACACTAACAAGTTATGTATTGGCAACATATACAGGACTATGGAGTAGTGATTTTCATACAACACATACACATAGTTTTTTTGCATTAGAAAAAGATATAACAAGGACAGTAAACGGCGTTCTATATGACAGTATAATTCCTTTTTTAGAAATAGCAAATAGTATGAATACAACAAAAAAAATTACATACGAAAAAGACATATATAACAAATTAAACCATATAACATTAAAAAAACTATATAAAAATGGAGAAAAAGAAATAATTCTGCATAATTACATGGAATTAATTCTTTCATTAATTCATAAAGCAGGACTTGGAGAAAAAATATGCGTAAATTAAAAGATAAACATATATTTGTTAGCTTTGAACAAGGAACAAATGGATACAAACTAGGAAGAGTCCTAGCATCATTGCCTTGCATGCATTGGTACAGTTGTGAAGAAAATGGCAAAGCGCCATGGAATATAGCTAATTCTGTTAATAAACATAAATTTAGTGGAATAACTCCACATGGAGAACTTCCTCCTACACATGATGCAGTTGAAAAATATATGCCTAACGAAAAACAATACTATAAATTGTTTGATGAGTTGTTTGAAAAGAATGGCGGTAGTGATATAATCAGCAACGGCGAAAGAGTGATATATTGTACTCACAGTATGCCTGCTAAGATATTAGAATATTTTCCTAACAGTGTAATTTTTAATATTGTACACGAGCCAAGAGATACAACTAACAATTACATAGAAGAAATAAAAAATACTCCTGCTTATGTTAGGTATGAAGGAATAGTTCCCGAAGATAATGAATATTTAAAATTTTTAGAAATTTTGAATGGTAGAAAAGAAGAGTTAACCTTAGCTGATGTATGGGCGTTTGAAAGAAAAAAGAAATTCTTTGAGCCTAAACTGGAAGATAAATTACAAAAAGAAGTGTATGCTAAAGTATTCTCAAATAGTATATTTCGTAGAACTTTTAAACATGACAGAGTGTTCAACACTACTTCAAAATTTAAGCCTAAAGAAATAAAAGACTGGTTAGATAGTTTAGAACTAGAGTAAAGTATCAGTTGTACCAGTTCCAGTGTTACGGTGAACTTGTAATACTTTTCCTTTATGATCAAAATCAAAAGAAGTAGTTCCTATTTGTATATGATCATGTTGTAAATCTTGCCATGCATCAATGGCATATGATCTCCACATATTTTTGTGTTCTAAAAATGTACTGCCTTCGCTAAATCTCATAAACTGCCAAAACTTATCTGTATGTATATGGCTCCAATCCCATTCATGATCTTGTGCATGGGTTCGTATACGATCGTTTTCTGTTTTAGGAAAAGCAGCATATGTTTCCACTTCTAGTTTTTTTGCTAATACTTGATTAACATGAAATTCTTTTTGAGCAGTTGCTCTATCTTTAATAATAAAACAATCACCTGGTGGCTGAAATCCTGGCTCATCAAAATGAATGTAAATTGTTTTTATTTTTTCATACCCACACAACCATAATGCCATAAGTCTACCACTTCCTGGATGTACTCTATATCGTTTGTTCCAAGGCTCGTGTAGTATTTGTGGGTGAAATATTAGTTCATTGTAGTTAATCATTTCACACAAGTAAAATATTTTACTTGCATCTTCCACAATGTCTCGGTATTCCATTGAGTTATCTGTAATGCCTGCATCACTAAAATCTAGTACTGCTTCAAATGGAACCTGTCTAAACTGTTCTAGCTTGTGTACTATATCATGCAAAGGCGAATGTAATATGTCCCAATCCACGTAACTAGACGCAAGAAAACCACCCAATTTTTGGTGATTCTTTAGCCAGTGGTCAAACATATATTCTCCTACGTATTGTTTCATATATGTGGACATCTTATGCCTCGCATATGATACCCGCTATATTAGTATGCCAGTCTTCGCCAGGATGATCGTTATCCCTTGCTGGCGGAAATTCTGATTTTGGTAAATCAAATATAGTTAATTGATTTATCTTTATATCATTAACAACACAATATGAAGTTAACAACATCTTATTCTTTTTAAAGTTATATTCATCTGCACTGCTATTTGATAGCATTGCATAATTGCTATTCCAAGTTGGGTTTTTAATTTCTTCTTTAATAGCACTTTCAGATAGACTTCTAAACTTATCTAGTCCACCATCAGCATTAATATGTTCTCTGCGTTCTTTGAAAGTCCATAACACATATATTTGCTCAGGCTTAAATGTTTTACAATATGTAATTGCCAGTCTTGCTATTTGATCGTTACTTGCACCATTTTGTCCAATATTTACAATACCTAGCATACTTGGCCAAGTAAAGTTAACACCATAACCAAATGTGTAACTACAACCAAATGCCGCGGTTGCTCCCATTTCAGGAACTCGTTTGCCTCTGTATCTCCAATCATTAATAAAGTATTCTACACTGTCTTTGTTATATCCGCCAGCACAACCTAGTTTTTCTTCACCCTCGTCTATCCAATTTGTTTTACCAGGATCATCATGTCCCAATGTGAAGGTACTGAACCAATCTGATTCAGTATACCTTGCTTCTTTGAAATCCCCTGAGTTCATATTAATTCCATTTGTAAAAAACGTGTGTTCCTACTGTTGTTATTTTCATCATCCCACGACTATTAGCCCAATAAGGATTAATTGCAATAGTATGATAATGAGTTGATCCTTCTGTGATATCAACTGTGCCTTTGTTAGCATAATCTGTTAATACAATTGTTGCAATTGCTTTAGCAGTATTTAGCGACTGTTCGTTATACATATCGTCTGCTTTTCCATCACAATACCAGCTAAACTGACACTTGTTTCGTACAGGATAAAAAATACGATCTTCTGTAGCAACATTTGGATTGTCTCGTGTTTTCCAACTTTCACGAACTGGTCCTTGTTTAACAACTTCACAAACTGTATTTGGATAACGAGAATCCATAACACGATTCATAACTACTAGGCTTGTAGCATACATACCTGCATATCCATCACTTCGTGCTTCAAAATACATATTAGTAGTTAAGCAATCAAAATCTGCTTGTGAAAAAAGTTCAAGATCAATTTGTTTGTCTTCCAAAAACAATTGCGAGTTAACTACTTCTGTATGTGGAAACTCTCCAGTAGTATCTGCCGCTATTGGCGTTGATGGCCAAATTGTTGACGCAAATACAACAAGTGTAATGCCTAGTATTGTTAAGCCGTTCATTGTAAAGTTTAGAATTGATTTAATCGAGTTCATATTAAGCTCCTGTTGTTTCTACTTTTACTTCATCAACCATATAGTCGATAACATCTGTGATAGTTTCAAAGCCCATTAACTCCCAGGCCTCATGTGCATCTTCAAGTTCTTTTACTGCTTGACTTTGAGTTAACTGTCCAAGTCTTACTCTGTCGATTGTGGTTTCTAATTTTTCTTCTGCTTTATCCCACGCCCACTGCATTGTTTTTGACATTTAGTACCTTTCGTTTTATTGTTAATATAGTTATATTATAGCAAGAACTCTTGCTTTTGTCAACCTTTTTATTAAGAAAAAACCCTTGTAAAACTGTTGTAATACAAGGGTTTAGTTAGTAAATTGAAAAAACTTTACATTTAGTCACGATCAAATAACTTCCACAACACTGCTGCAGCGATTAGACCAGTAAGACCAGCTGCACCTAGTTGACCAACTATTCCGATTACAGTACCGATTACATCGCCACCTAAGAAAGGAACAGAACCACCGAATACGATTTGTAGAACGATAGCAAGGCCAATTAGCATTACGCCAATATCCATAGCGCCTGAAACGGCACCTTTGATTTTATCTAACATAGTTTTCTCCTATATTTTATTTTTACGTGACCGACCTAATTCTTCGTCATTGCTTCTGCGATCACATCAGAGCAATTAATTTCTTAACCACTAGTGTATTTAAGTGATTTTTTCCCCTTTTTAACAGTTAAGTTTACTGTTAATAAAATTCTATTTAAAAGTCTCCCGACTGTGCATCTAGGTATTCACCTAGTTGATCCGGAGTAGTAATTCCATATCCTGCCCAATGTTCAGGATCAGTAACTAATTTACCAACCCACAAATCTGGATCTGCATCCATCATTGCTTGCCCTTTAGCATTGAGCCAGTTAATATATGCAACTAATTTTGTTGTATCTGTTACCATTCTACTCTCCGTATATTTAATATTATACATAAGTCAACACTATTGTCAACCTTTTTACCTGGCTATTTCTGAAATAACCCACAAAATAAACCAAATTATGAAATACCATTTAATAAATCTAAAAATTGCAGTCCATATTAAGTCGCTTGTATTCATTTACTTGCTACTTCCACTTGATTATAAAATGTGTGTATTGCATCGTTGGCAAATGTCATTGCTAGTTTATGTGCTTCAATTTGTTCTTCCAACTTGTGTACTCGCTTTGCTTCAACACTGCTAACAAATGCAAATATAATTGCAAATGTTATTGCTACTGCTATGATTATATTTTTCATACTATTTCCTAGTTAAATGTGATACCAAAAAACTCATTAGCAATACCAATATCTTTTACTGATACTCTATCACAACATTTTTCTTCAATACCAAACAAATCATCGCCTGCTGGTATAATATCTTTTACTGCATATTCTAAATGATCAACTGCTGCATCTACTCTGTTCATAGCATCTTGTAATCCAAATGCTTTTACATAAACATTATCAACATGTGAACATTCTGCATTAATAGGGCGTATTCCAACCATATATGTTGTTTTAAAACTGTTTAAAAATACTTTAGAGTTTTTCATATCCTTCCTTTATTGTTTAATATGTATATATTATAACAAGAGTTCTTGGTTCTGTCAACCTTTTGGCCAGCACGAAAACCCTTATGTAGCAAGGGTCTTAAATTTATTTTAATTTATTTTGGTTTTTTTAGGCTATTTTAGCCCCAATCTTTGAAATCACCGTCGTTTTCGTTGTCAAGATAACCGGCTTCGTATGCTCTAATCTCTGCATCTGTCATATCACATTCTTCAATTCTGTTACTATTATGTGTATCAGCAGTATAATAATGTGGTCTACAACCTCGTCTATAGTAACTGTCGGCACCACCTCTGTCATAAGGACCGCCGTGTCTCTTATCCCATTCAGATAGTTTATCTAACTTTGTTTGTATATCGTGTCCTAGTGTTACCATATTAAAACTCAAACAAACTGTTAAAATTACTCTTAGCCGCTGCTTTATCTAAATCCCACTTTAACACACTAAGTAAGTTTTCTAATTTTTTACTAACCACTACGTTTTCCATATGATCATCATCAAATGGCAAGTCTAAAAACCACTGCGGAAGCCTTGTTTCATCTGTAGGATAACCTACACTTGTCATTCCAAGTGGATTGTCTTTTAGTCTGCAAACAACAGTTTTCATACCATCAACAATTTCATTAGCATAGTTATCACTGTTAATCTCTCTTAACTTGTTCCAGTTAAGTGCAGCAGTAACATGCCCTGGCATTGCTGGTTTCTTAATGTCACCTGTTGTTTTGTTATTGTTGTGTGCTATTTTACGATCTCTTTCAAACTTCTTCATTTTGCCTTTATACGAAGTTAGGTTGTTAACACGCTTTGGAGAACCTTTTTCCCAACTAGGTTTTTCTCTGTATTCTTTACGGAATTCAACAATTTTATCAAGTATCTCTTGTTCTTCAGCACCCGTAAGTACTTCAAGCAATACATCTTTTAAAAAGTCTTGCATCCAAGGTGGTGTATCACTACGCTTTAGATCTAAGCCCATTGCTTTAATATAACCTGCTTTGCCGTCTACATCTTCTCGTTTACCTTCGTTGTCAACTACTAACATTGCATAACGCTTCTTTGTAATAAACAAACCTGCACTACCTACCATTTCTCTACCAGCGGCAATAATTGTACCCAAGTCTAGTGTAGTATGAAATGTTCTACTCATAAAGCCAGGAAACGTTTTGTTTACTTCTTCGCATATTGCATCATAATAACTAATGATAGTATCAACATCCCAATTAATTTCTTTGTTTTTAATTTGATCTTTTAGCATAGGATACGAACTAAAATATGTAGAATCTGTATCACCATATACAATTGCTTTACCCTGATGATCATATTCGCCTGCAATAATCTTATTAAGCTCTGCGGCCATATGTTTAGCAATACAACGACCAGTAAGTGTTGTACTTTGTCCTAGTCTACTGTCAAAGAATCTACTGCCAGGATTAAGTAACGCACCATACAAACTGTTCAAGTTAATCTTTTTAACCAACTGTCGTTTATCCCAAAACGCAAACTTATCTCCACCTTCTGCTCTAGCATCACGAGCCTTTGCTTGCAGTTCTTTACGCTCTGCATACCAACGCTCTAGTAATCCAGGAATAATACCTTTTTTCTCATATGTAAAGATTGTACCATTAGCACTAATAATCCAAGGTTGTCCACTGTTAAACACAATTTCATATATCTCTGCGCCAGTGGCTTCAAAACTAGTTCCATCCTCAAAGTCTAAGTGTAGCAATTCGTCAATGTTCTTATCCATTACAAGTTCATACTCTTGACAAGCAAACTTTCCTTCCCATGCTTCAGCAACTGTACGAGCCTTTTGAATCATGTCTTTTGTGTAAGTGTGTCGCACTTGCCCAATAATAGTTTCAGTACTCATATTACAACTACGAATAATACTAGGATACAGTGAGTTCAAGTCAATACTTCCAACCCATTTGTGCATACCTTTTTTAGGTGTTGCAACGTAGGCACCTGCGGCTTGTGTTGAATCTCTGTCGTAACGCTTGTCAGGAACAATTAAGCCTTTAGTGTGTGCTTCGTTAATAATTGCTTGGTCTGTTTGTGCAACCGCACCCATTGTTGTTTGTAGCAACACTGTGTTAGAATGTGCTAACACATTTGCTAAGTCAATAAACTGTAGCTTCTTGTCTAAGTTTACAAGCAAGTCAACATCTTGTCTTGAATAAGCAATAAACTTTTCAAAGTCATTGTTGTATAGTTGATCTAGTGTACCTTCGTAATCTACTTTGCGATCACCTAACTCATATTCACCAATTGCATCTAGAGAATAACTGTGCATTTCGTGATATGTATACTTTCTATACAATTGCATATAGTCCATGTGTACACGACCATGTAAATCATATGTTTGTTGCTCTGCTCCAAAACGCTCAAACTTTCGTTCTTTGGGAAGCATGTCCCATAAACAGAACTTGCGTGTGTGACTTTTACTCATTACCCTAGATACTCTGTTTACAAGATACGGAATATCAAAGCCTTCACTGTTCCAACCTGTTAAAATATCTGCATCATCTATTAAGTCTAAAAACGCTTCAAGCATTTCTCGTTCTGTATTAAACAGAATAGTATTCTCAAACTTATTAGTAACAGTTTCTGCTTCTTCAAATGTCATAGTTTTAGGACCAATAGCAAGACAAATTGTTGCATTCATCCAACTGTTGTGCAAACTAATTGCCGTTACAGCATTGAAAGGATCTTCGGGTGGAGCAAACCCTACTTCTTTGTTAAAGTCTGTCTCAATATCAAAGAAACAAACATTTAGTTCTGGAACTGATTGTGGATCATAATTCTCTGCGAATGTTTTAAAAATAACATTTACATCACTTTCATACAAGCCTTTGTGTCCATGTATCTTTTTCTCAGTGTTAAACTTTTTGCTTGTGTTACACACAATGCGTTCTAGCTTCTCACCAAAGATACTTGTAAATTTACCTTTAGGGTCTTTGTAATAAAATGTGTACTTGGCAGGAATTTCTCTGAATTCTCTTTTGCCGTTGATTCGTTCTACAACTTGTACAATGTCTTTGTTTTTATCGTGGTGTGCGTCTACGTAGCTCATTCTTTAATCCAATATTTCTCTAGTTCGGGTATATACTTAATTATACTTGTTTTTCTGTGTTTGTCAAGAATATCTATAGTTTTACAAAACAATTTCCAGTCATCTTCGTCTTGTTTTGTACGTGGTGTTCTCAAGTGATCTACTATCATATTAAGTCTTGATTCTTTGCCAAACTTTTGTTCTATTTCGTCTGCTAACTTATTTTTATATTCAATATCTGGATGTACAGATATACTTAAATATTTTGGCCCTGTTAGTGGGCTATTAAAATTAAATCCAATATCTTGCTTGGGTACAAATGTTTCTAACCAAGTTATATAATCACTTATGTTATATACATTCATTAATTGTGGTGTATATGCAATTGACACTGTTAAGTGTTGATTATAATCTTTAATTCTATCTTGTATATCAGTTCCTTTGTACTTGCCAAACGGTATGCTTGGTCTTATATATTCGTATAAATTATTTACACCATCCATGCTTACAACCAATGTAGAATTTAATGTTTTTATCTTTTCAAAGTATGCTTTGTCAACTAATGTAAGATTTGTTATTATTTTTAGTTTGCCTTTGTAGTTATGTTCTATTAACTTATCAACTAGGTATTTGAATTGTGGCATATAAAAAGGTTCGCCGCCACTTACATCTATTAATTCTGTTTTAAGTATAACATCTAAGTTGTCATCTATAAAACTTATAGGTAACCCATACTCTCTATTTTTTGGATTGAAAACTACTTGGCTTACTTCTTCTTGAGTTAAATTATCTTCAATTACTTTTATATCTTTGTACCAACCTGTACTTCTGTGTGGGCTACACATTGTACATCGTAAATTACATGCATTACTAAAATCTACTTTAAACTTTTTAATTTGTTGTTCTAGATTAGTAAAATCTACATTATTGTTTAGGTCTGATTTGTATTGAATCCAGTTATTGTAACGCATACTTGAATCTGCATACTGTTCTGATTTCTCGCATAGTTGGCACCCTGATGGCCAAATGTTATTGAGTGTTTGTTGTCTTGCTAATTTATAGTCCGGTCCATTAAATGTATCGCTAAATTTTACATCTTTTATATGTCCAACGAACCCTTTGTGTACACAACAAAATCCTATTCTGCCTTCCTGGTCAACATGGACTTCTGTCCAAGGACTTATACAAAAGGTATTTGTAGGAGACGTTTTATTTTGCAAAAACGTATACTCCTTCCCACTTTTGTCTGCCTTCTTTACGATCGTTACCAACTCCAGGTCGTGTACTTAGTAACATTTTTATTGTGTTGGTATGCTTGAATCCAATCTTTTCAGCAGTTTCAATCCAACGGTCTACAACTAAGATAGGTTCTTTTTGTCCATATGTTTTATAGTCTGCAATGTTTGTTGCAAATATTCCATCACTGTTTAATCCATTGTATATGTTTTGCATTGTTGGTACTGCATAACCTTCAAACCATTGATCAAGGTTGTCAAACTCTACCATGCATTGCGTAGGTTCATCACTGTACTTTTCTAAGTTAAAATAAGGCGGGCTACTAAATGCCAAGTCAATATCTTCGCATTGATAATCTTGACTTGTGCTACAATATAATTCATTGTCTTTTCCAGGCCCGCCTAGTAATTCATTTAAGTATTCTAAATAAGCAAATGTTTCTGTATTAGGATCTGTTCCAATATAAGTGTAGTTCATATTACTTGCACTTACTCCTAGTAGTCTGCCACCGAATCCCATACTGTAATCATATACTCTGCCCCACATAACAGGACACAAATGTTCTACAATACTTCTGGCATGTTGAGCTTTGAAGTTAGTAACATTTTCACCAGTAACTAATTCTAATGCAGTTCTCAATGACATTGGGTACACAAGTTTGTTACTGTCTCTGAATTCAAAACAAATACGTATTGCTCTTTTAAGTTTTTTCTCATCTAGGAATCTATCACGTAAACTATTTGAACCTCTGCCTTTTGGTTCGGCAGTCATCATATTAGGAAACAAAAATCTTCCAATAGAAGAACCTGCGTTATTACCTAGTCCTTGCACATTGTCTGTTACATGATTATAGCCTCTGCTTTTAAAGTGCTTGAGCTCATCAATCATTCCTTGTTCTGTAAAGTATGTGATTGGAACAAGATTTACACTACGATATAAATCATAGACTTCTTGTATTGTTTGTTCTGGATTTGCGTAGTATACTTCTTTGGTATAAGTATCAAACTTATCGTACAAGTGTTCATAGCCTGTAAACTTATCTAAGTCACTTGTATTGTTGTTTATGCCCCAAATTGCATTTATCTTATCAATCAAAACTATGCCCCAAAGTAATAGTTTAATAATCCAGTAAAGATTAATGTAACTAGCACACCATTTAGAAATACCAATGCCCTATCGTGCCATAACATACCAACCCAAAACCAACCTATAGTTCCAAATAATCCAAACCATAAATCTACTTGTGGTATTGTTCCTGTTGCTCTGGCCGTTGTTGCTATTAGTATTAATAGTACTGAAATCCACTTGACATACCAGGATAAATCACCCTTGGGTGTTATCTTTTTAAATACCCTGGTGCTGTCAAGTTCTTTTATCTTGTCATTGAGTTTCTTGCGTTGTTCCATTAATCAGGTCGTCCAATGCTTTCAAGTATAGTTTCAAGTGTATCAAAGTCATCTCTATGCTTGTGTAGTTCGCCCTTGTATGCTACCTTAATAGCTTTGTTAATGATTGCAGGCTTAATGCCCATTTCTTCTGCGATATGCTTTACAGTATCTCGTAGTCCTTCATTAAGTGTTTCCACTTCCTGACTTACTTGGATACCTTCTTGTATCAAAGTCTTAAGTTTTGCAATATCGTCTTGGTTAAATGTAATGCTCATAGATATTCTCCTAGGTTTAATTAGTTACAATTATAGACTATAATTACACTAAAGTCAATTGTTTTCTGATAGTTTTTTGTGTTTTGTCTACGATTTGTTGCAAGTCTATTATATCATCTTCGGATCTAAAAGTCATAACAGAATCGTGTATTGCTATAGCAAATAGCTTTTTTGATTGATTTGTATGGAATAGTTTGTGATATGTTCCATATATGTAGCATATAGTTTTAAGTCTATTAGAAGTGTTTGTTACTCTCACATCCCATTCATTATAACTATTTGCTTGCTTGTATTCAGTTGTCCATACCTTCATATTTGCGTTAGGTTCAATTCCTAACTTAGAATATACGACAGCAGGATCATTTAACCAGTTATCCATTTCAAGTACGTAATCAGCATAAGTAGACCATTTAATATCATTTGCAAGAAATTGATTATATAAATATTTCCAAGTATCAAATATATTAACAAATTTATTCATCTCATCACTGTATTCACGTTTTAAAAATAAGTCCATATATGAATAACATTTATTTCCCATTATAGTAGTTACTACAGTTATTGGAAGATCAAACAGATTACTCCAGTTTATTATATCTTCCGTGTTAGTTGCATGTGTGAACAATGCAATATGTTTTCCTGTTTCTAATTGTTGCCATTCGCTACATAGTGTTTGCAGTGTTTCAAGTTTTATATTCTCATTATTTCTTACATCATGATTATAAAAATTTGCAAATGTTTTTGGTATGTTCCACCAATCTTCTATTACTGTAGCATCTTTAAACTTTGACCCTGCTTCATCTAGCCATAAGTTTTTGTGTACAACATTATAAAATTGTGGACTTGAATTGATTATGTAAGTTAATGCACTGGCGCTGATGGCACTACGAGTACATACCAGATATATTTGATTCATGTTATTTTACTTTTCGTGTGGTGGTTTTTTCTATCCATGCTAAACGCTTTTCTAAATCTTCTATGCGTTTAGTAAGTTCTGGGTGTAATTTTTTCCAAGCATTTGGATCTTGTTGGAACCATGTCCAACCATAGCGTGTAACAAAGAAGTTTAGTAATGCTGACCATTTGCTGAAAGCCCATGCACTAATTCTAGTTCCACGTAAATATGCTACAAACAATGCACCGAATATACTTCCTACTAGAGCAGTGTATACCCATAAACGGTCTGTTGCCATTCTTTCAATTATTTCCCACATATTTTTAAAACTGAACGCCTGGCGCGAAGTCTCTAGGTTCAGCCAATGGTCCACCATTTTTATCTGTTACATAAATTCCAGGTACTTGACCGCCTGCTTTTTGAATTTGGTCAAATCCTTGTGAATAAAATACTACGTTGCTAGGTATATCCATTATTAAAATACCGTCTAATTTTTCATTTTCGTTTTTAGATTTTACTGCATAATACTTATCGTGAATCATTTTAACAACATTATCTTGTAATGCTTGTGAGTTATTGTTTTGTATAGCAGTTGCTATGTTTCCTTTAAATTCAGGACCTAATCCATTAGTTATTGCACCAGCAAAGTCGTTTGCAAATTGTTGCAATTTTTCTGGTTCTATTTTTGATACAATACTGTTTTCTCCCTGTCCTGTAATAAAGTGTGTTGCTTTTCTCATACTAGCCTTCCCAACTAATGCTACTCTAGTTGATAATTCTGGATAATATTTTTTAATTACCTGAGACATTTTTCTTGGATCGAACTCTGCATAAATTTTTGAATCTGCAAATTTACCTGGGCTACCTGCACTCTTACCGTCTTTACTTGGTACTCGTGCTTTAACTTCAACTCTATAGTCTATGTCACCCTTAACAATTATATCACCTACAGCTGCTTTACCGCCACTTGTTTTAAATATCCTAGGAGAAAGAATTGCAAGAGCAACTTCTCCTGTGCCTTCACCTTGAGCTTTGTAGTCTGATAGTAGCATTCTTTTAAAAACTCTATTAACAAACATTATTGATTGTTCTTCTTCGTTTGCAGGATCAATCTTTGCTTGGTTTTGTAACAATGCTTCCAATGAAGTTTTACTACCTTTGAGTAATTCACTTATATTAATAAAACCTTTTGAGTACGAATCAGCAAAGTGAATCTTTTCTGCTACTGTACCAGGAACATTCATTATATCAGCAACAATTTTGTCAACACCATAACTTTTAGCATCTGGGTCCTGTGCAAGAGCTTGGACAAGTCTTTCATCTATTCCTGACGCTTCCATGGCATTCAATAGTTTTCTTAATAATGCTTCTTCGTCTGACGAAGTAATTTTGTTGATTAATAATTGTTTTATTTTATCAATATCGCCTGCTTCAAATAAATGTCTTAAACGCATGTTATTAGTTCCTTATTTCTTAATTGCTTTCCAAAGTTCGTTAACTAGTGCATCTTTCTTTTTTCTTTTATCAAGTTCTACACCGTACGTTCTGCCGATTTCTTCCATCTTGCCTTTGGTTAGTTTTGCTAATTC